CCAGTTTGGTCTACAACGTCACCTGCCGCAAGCGCATCGAGCGCACGTGCGCCAAACTTGTCATAAATCCCCCCGCTGTGCTTATGCCCTTTAAGCTCAGCCAACGTCTGCTTGTGATCAATCTCACCACCAGTATCACCATGCGCAAACGTCCGTGTCACATTAGCGCGTGCAGCATCACCAGTCGCGTCTGAATAATCAATCGTGATTTCACCCGCACCCACATCAACACGCCCTGCGGCTGCCGTATCGAGTATCCACGTTCCCCAGCCTAGATTATGAGGTGCAGCGGGGTTTGTCCCATCATAGGTGACATAACGACCCCGACCAATCGGAAATAAACGATCCCGTTCCGCATCACGCTCATCAATGATTGCCTGTTGCATCGCCACACCCAGTGCCACGATTGCGGTAGACAACCGGTCATCGACCTCTTGGGTTTCTGTTTTGGTCGAGAAAATTGCATACAGGGCTGCTTTCAGTTGCCCGTTATTGCCCTTTTCTAACGTTGCATGATCTTCGACAACGGCAGCGATTTCTTCCTGTACGCTATTGCACCAGTCGGGATCAAGATAAGTGGCATCCTGACCGGCTAAGTCGGTGTTATCGTTAAAGCCTGCCTTACCTGTACCATTTTGGTTTGGCCTAGCGTTTGCAGTATCAATCCGGTGCATGATTAAACCTCTATAAAGTCAACCCGCCATGCGGCTGGTAAGTAGTTGTCGAGTAAGCAGTCAAGGTCAGCATCTACAGGGCTTTGCAGGCTGATGGTGAGTTTGAAACGGCTGCGTGCGGTGTCTGTTGCGCTGGTGCATGGTGCGGTGCATTGCAGGGGTCGATAGCGTTGAATGTCCAGCACCGTCACCCCAAACGAGTCGAATAAATCAATGACACCTTGGGTTGTGTAGTGCTGCTGCGGGGTGCTGGCGGCTTGGATTGCGGCAATCCGTGCGGCTTGGTCTTGGGCTGGCACAAACGAACAGGCACGCGGTAGCGCATAATCCCGCTCATATTCACTCAGCAGCTCTGGTGGGATTTCGGATGCTGCAAACAACAGCAGCTCTGCATCGGTTTGCACCTGTTCTAACGCTTTGGCATGTCCAGCCACGTCTTTAGCAACCAGCGTACTGTGCGCCGTGTCATATGCGCCACGTGGAAGCAGTTCCAGTAAGACAGTTTGATGATTACTCATACTGTCACCGTGACTGTGCCGCGTCTAAACCACTCCAGCCGCATCCAATCGACCTGTGGGTTCAGATTGTTGTTGGGTGTGAGCTGCACGTCCGTGACCCCAGTCAGTGCCAGAATCAGGCTCGACAGCACAGATTCACGATAGGGCTGGGCAGGCTCTAAGCCGTCCAGATAACTCTCGATGGTCTGCTGAATTGCCAAGGCATCGAGGCTACGACCCGTGACCACCGCCGACACATCAAGCTCGACGGGATCAGGTGAATACGCCCGTACATCTTCATGCGCTACTGCCGCATCTTCTAAAGCAGCCTGCACCTGTGACAACACAGTAGGGCTAGGCACATCAGCCCCACTTGAACCGTACACAGTCACAGCCACGTCGGTGCTACCCAAGCCACGCCGACGACGAAACACATAGGCATGAAACACCCCAGCCACCGACCGCGCCGCTTGTATATAGTCATCATCACGACCTTGGCTGCTGCCGAGCTGCTGTTTAGCCAGCAAACGCGACCGCCAGCTTTCTAACGGCTCATCGTCTGAGCCACCAGATAGCACAACAATCTCGGCAATCGACTGCAAGCCTGCCACTGGACTGACCCATGTCAAACTAGAACCGGCTTTTTTGTTGTAGCTTGCACCGACCGTATCAGCCGCAACAGAGACCACAATTGGTTGTCCAGCAATCAGGGTGGCCTCTTGTGTGGTGACCCAAAAGCGACCCTTGCCATCGGTCAGCTTTGCACCCAGTGGCAGGACAACTGCTGTGCTGCTACCGAGTGCAATCACTTGTCCAGTTGCTAATGCACCACCAAGCCTAGGCAAAGACAGGCGTTCAGCATGTAGATGCAAGCCGTATTCATCGGCTGTTGCAACAAATAGCTGACGCTCGATACCTGCCTGATGCGCATATAGCCCTTCGACAGCAGCGGCTGTACCAGCAGCGCGTATGGCAGCATCTGAATCCTCTGGCAAAGTTAAGCCGGTCAGATTGCGTTGCTCAGTCAAAATGACCTGCCGTACCTGTTCAAACGTAAGACGTGGAAACATTAGCCACCTACCTGTACAAAATGATCAAAATTCGTGGTTTGGTTGTCTGGTGTATCCAGCTCGATGTGCAGCAATAGCCGCCCATCACCTGCGGCGGTGACTTGCACCCGTAACGCGGTAATCCGGTTTGCACGCTGAAGCGGACTAAGGGCTTCGACCGCGTACTGTTCTGCGGTTTTCTTTAGCCGTGGCAGGTCTTTTGAGCGTTGCAGCAAGTGCAAGCGACTGCCCATGTTGGGATCAAACCAATAGCTGCCGCGCCGGATCTGTAAGCGCAGCAATGCCGAATCGACCAGCTCAGTGCTAGGGACGGCATCGAGGGATTCCGGCGTATAGTCGTGGGTGCGGTGGTTGAGTACGGCCATGTTATTGCCCTCCAGTCGGGATTAAGGGCATTTGTTGTGCAGGGACACCACTGGGGACATGGCCAGTGTGGGTGTTATAAATCACGCGCATTTGTGCCATTGATCCAAATTGATCAGACACCGAGCCTGTCGCAGTCAGATTGCCCTGAATCGTGACATTGCCGACCATCTGAATGCCTGCTTTAGTCAGTTTGATGGTGTGGCCGAATTGGTCATAAATGCAGGTTTCACCCGCGTTGACCGTCACGACGACCGACCCACCACGGCTGGCAATAATCACCGAGCGTGCTGTTTTACCCATCAGCGGCAGCATCACCACCTCAGCATCGAGCGGCAGGCCACAGGCAAAACCGACGTGCTGCACCTGTGCAACGTCTGGGAATAGCTCACCGTTTAGACCTGCCACCTGTGGCGACTGACCGGCACGGGTGACACGACCAAAAAACGGCAGGCGGATTTGGGCGACTGCGCGGCGGACTTGTTGCTCTAGTGATTTCAACATTATTCAGCCTCCCCAAATGGGTCAGCCACAGCATCATTAACAGGCAGTGGTGACGGTGCGACCGGCTGCATCCAAAACTGTTGCCGTTTTAGTCGTAGCTGGGTGGTTTTACCGTTACCGCGTGACAGCTCTAATGTGCGACCCATCACCACCCAATCACCCGAACAATGCGGCGACATCACATCACTATCAAACTGCACCGTCCAGCCGGTTTGCCAAACCTCACCCGTTTCACATGTCCAGCCCGTAACGCTCAACGTCAGCACATACGCGGATAGATTGCCGTCTTGCATGATCTTTTCGGCTCGGTAAGCGGCTTGCTGGGCATTGTCCGCCAGACTGTCTGCCACAATTTTGCGGCGTGGGTAGCGTCGGATGCGCTCAGTACGGCCAACATATTCAGGCGGGTTGACATCACGGCGGTTGCTGTTTGATGGGGTCGGGGCTGGGGTGGGTTCACGTTGATCTAGTGGCCGCGCCATTGGCCCGGTATACAACGGGATGACCTGCTCAGGGTTGGTTAGCAGTTGCGCCGTTTCGGTTGCTGAAAAAGTAGATGATGCTTTGGTCTCACCATCTTGTCCCAGTACAATCACCTCACTGTATAGTGCAGTGGCATCCTCTGTGTATTCAGCACTCAGTACGTTATTGCTGCGCCCATTGCGGTTAAGCGTTAAGCGTGGCACAGGTGGTTGTTGGCGTTTTTCATCATAGAATGGATTGCCGATATGAATCGTACCTTCAGCATCGACCCAAATATACTGACCCATTACCTCAGCCGCTTTGGACAGCACTGACCACAGGCTCTCGGAAGGTTCAACCGCCATCTGCCGATCAAGTAGCTCTAAATCCAAGCTGTACGCCAGTTTGATCCCTCTTATAAAATACGCAGCCACAGGGTCTTCCAAAAAATACAGCCCAGCCGCATTAATCACTGACAACTGCTGTTGCACTTGCAGCTTGACCGAATTATCCAACAACAACGCGGCCATATCTCGACCGGATAGCTTGAGCTGGCGGCCTTGCCGCGTACACGACTCGTTGCACTGATCGACCACACCGCGCAGTACCGTCTGGCCGTGATAGCGCAACTCGATCAACTCACCCGCCCGTACCCCCGCAGGCACATCACCCTGATCAGGGTGCTGCACACTCAGCGACCAACCGTCGGCGGGTACTTCCAAATCCGAGTCGATCACCACCGCGTCCCAGTCCGAACAGACATACCCGCCGATGATCAATTCAATGTTATTGGGCATAGACTTGCACCTCATAACCCGCCAGCAGCAAAGCTGGATTAACAAATTCAGGGTTGAGCCGCAAAACCGCCCAAAATCATCAGTCATGCCCTGTAGTGCAGTCGGCGACTGGGTGACATTCTGGATAATCTTTGCCGCAATCGCAGGGTCGGCCACTGCCGCTTTATTCAATACTTGCTGACCGACTGACAGCTTATGGCCGCCGCCCCAATCCGCATCCGTCCTAAACACGGGTTCATTCGGTAGCTGTACCACCGTCCGCTCGACCAGCCGTGTCTGCCCACTCCGCTGACCGACCTCCACCAGCTCGGTACTGGTATAGGGGGCAAGATCGTCTGTGATTACATATTCACCCGCCTGTCTGGCACTCAGGTTGATTGCAATGCAGCGGCAACGGTAGCCGTTTTTAGGTGCAATTGCCGACCACATCGGGTCATCACGCCGAAATACCCGACCGTGCAAGGCGGCATGATGCGGACGTGTCTGGTTGTCCAAAATCGCGCTATACATGACAAAAGGCCGTCTTGCAAGTTCGTCATCGGTCGGCGGCGGATTGCGGCCACGCTCATAGGCATTTGCAATATTGGTGTCATAAATCGTGCGCAGACGGGTTGGGCTACCGAGTTGCACCTCACGGGCGTTCCCATCACCATCGACCCTGATTTGTTTGCCCCACCAGCCCTTGGCTTGCATGGTCGGCATGATCTGTGCCGACCACTGTTCCAGCGTCCAGCCTTTTTCTAATGCCCCAACCAGCGACTTTCTAACGTCCTCCAGCAAGTCAAGCTGTGCCATTTGGGCAACCACAAACGCCCGATCATGCTGCTTGCCCAATACCTCCATCCAATCGAGGGACGGCATCAGTTGCTTGTTGTGCAAGTAATCAATGGCGGCTTGCGGTGGTTGCCCAAATAAGGCATGCAGTGTAGGGCTAGACATCGCTTGCCCTCACATCACTCAAGCCTGCATCACTGAGCCGACCCCACACTTCAGCCGCAAACATCAACTGGGCTAGATCGTCTTGCAGGGCTTCTAAGTCTTGGTCGGGCTGCATTTGCGTCAGCATTTCTAACGCTTGCTCAACCCCGCCAGCCTGTCCCAATTGTGCCAGCAATTTAGGCAACAGATTTTCAGCCTGTGCCTGTAGCCGTTCTGGGGCGAGCTGCTCATTTAATGTGGCTTCAAGCGCAAGCTGATCTTTGGCCGCTTGCTGTTCAAGCTTTGCAACTTCAGACAGTGGCTGTTGTGACAGTGCTGCTGTAAATCTTGCGCTATTAACAGCCACCGCAGGCAGCGGCGCAACCACCCGCCCCAGCACTGGCACGCTACTATCTTCAGGCTGTGGAATGCCTAATTTTTCATGCGCCCACTGTGTTGGGATCTGCATGCCAATATCAACTAGCTTGGGTAGTGCATCACTAAACGCCGTAATATCCTCAGTTTCCGACAGATCAAACGCAAAAACAGGATAGCGGCGTGGATCTAGGTTCGGCATGTTCAGCCGCAGCATATAGCTGATTAAGCTGTCATTGATCGACCGTGCCAACTGCTTGGCATCTGATTTTGTTAGCTCCCAACGCACCTCATTGTGGATTTTACCGAGCGCATGTGTGCTGGATGCGCCATCCGCTTGGCTGGTCAGCGTCGAGCCGAGGATGACTTTAGACACGGTTTTTTCACACCAGTTGATCATGGCAAGGTGTGGGTCGGCTGTGCCTTTAGCAGCCTCCTGAAAATCAATCTGCATGCCTTGTGGAATAATGCCCGCTGCGTTATGTCCAATCGACATGACCGCCCGCAGTAGTGTAGATTTTTCTTCAGGCGTTGCACCCGTCGGGTATTTGCCTAGTCGCAAAGGCAAGCCGTAAATCTCTAAAAATTCAGCCAAATCACGCACGCTGTAATTTTTAAACAAGAACGGCCACGACAACACACGATGCAATCCAGTACGTGCTACATAGCCCGACTTGGCTTTATGGCGGTGCAGCAACCAGCCAAAATCCCACAGCTCCGAGCCATTCATACTGCCGTCTTTGAATCTAATCTCGTTTGGTGATTCAAGCGGTGTCTGAAAAAAGCGGGGTAATACATGCTCCAAGGACTCTGGCAGCCACAACTGACCGTGGCGTTGCCAGTGGACTTCTAACGCACTGTAGCCATGCCCAATGCCATCCAGTGCATCCATAAAGACTTGCTCAAGGTCTTTGATTTCATCAATCCATTCTTGCACCTGTTCAGCTATTTTTTTCTCGGCAGGGGTGGCGTTTTTGGGTGGTTTAATTGACCAATCGAGTTCCAGTACTGCACGTTTACGCTTGGCAATTTCGCTAAAAATATGCCCGTCGCGTTCTTCCATGTCGGCAAAAAGATCAGCCTGTGCGGTCAGGTCGCCAGTCTCAGCAGCAGTGAGCAACTGGTGAAGACGTTGCGGTGTCAGGCCACGGACGGGGTGGTCTTGCAAATCATTGTGCAGCCAGCCGACTTCAGAGGTTTGTTGGGCATCGAGTGCCTGCCGCTGATCAGCGGTGGGGGATTTTTTGCGCTTTGCCATTGGGTGCAGACCGATTGCCAGTTTGCACCCATTGTCAGTTTATGGTCTTAAAAAGATCAGGCGGAACGACTTCCTACACGACTAGATTTTAAAAGCTATTCAAGTTAGAAATACTACTCCGTATCACAACAGTGAGTATCAGCAGTATGGCCACATTTCAAGTCGCCCATATTCGAGAACAACGTATTGATTTAATTATTGTGCTGATGAATGCCAATTTTGGGCAGCAGACATCAGCAGATCAAAACGACACGATTGAGTATCTACAGATCTGTGCAACCAATGCAGGCTTGGCTGGTACAGTCGTTCCCGTCTGGCAGCAAGGCGGGCGGACACACTTCATCGCCCCACCGAAATGGCATCCCTTCTTTAAGTCTCTCTCGTGGCAAGTCATCCTGCGCAACGTTAACAAGGAACTGACCTGTAGTTGATGAGCGCACCAAATCTTGCCACTCCTGTGCGGTTTGCGGCTGGGTGGCAAAGCTAGCCTGAACCTGATGATGGATACAATTGATTAAGCTGTCATCCAACGCCCGTTTTACGGTTTTTAATGCGACGGGGTCGGGATCAACCTCACCACCTTGTTGCTCACCATCAAACCAGCGATGCCAAACCACTTCGCCATCGACCCGAACCAGCAACTCAATTTTTTCAGACATCACCACACCTCATAGATAGACCCTTATGGGTTTATCTACGGTAAAGGCTGATTTAGCAGAGTGTCAGGCGGAGCGACTTCCTATTGGCTAACGCCGCAGAGTTGCAGCAACACACAAATAGTCAGTTTACATCTGCGTTTATAAACGTTCATAAACGCAGAAATAGCACCCTAAGACCCATAGATGATGAATCGTAGCCCTTACAGCGTCCTAAGCCGTTAAATGCCTCTCAGCAAGAATTGTTCAAACAACTGCAAGCCAATCGGTGCAAGCTGCCGCTGCCACAAGGTTTGTGCGGTATCAGTCGGTGCAACCACACAAGACTGCTGCGCTGCCACTGACCCCGTATCCCAGCCATCATCCAACCAATACAGCGAACCACCCGCCAGCCTGTCACCACTGGCAAGCGTTTGTTGAATCGCATCACGTCCCTTGTACTTTGGCAGCAAACTGGGGTGATAACCCAATGCACCCAGTCTAGCCCTTGCACGTGCGGCGGCTGTCACATAACAGTAAGCATGGGCGCATAAGATCAGGTCGACTCCATCAGGTACGGCACAGGCCAGTAACTGATCAGGTGCAACCACGACAGGGATACCGTGACGGCTGGCCAGACTTGCTAGGCGGTCATCAATTACTGGCGGCGCAGCAGCCAACACCTGTAAACGCAGATCCAGACACAACTGGAGCAGTTCAGCCGCCAGCCACTTTTGACCCACAATCATCACCGTTTCAATCATGCCAGTCTGCCCCCAAATAGCGAAAGCCCTGCACAGCTCGAAAGTGACCGCCATATTTGCCCTTCAGCATTTTATGTTTCTTGCTGACGGATTCACCGCACAGCTTGCCGCTGATTTGTGTCCATTTTGGGTCACGACGTAAGGCGGCAGCTAACGCAGGGTGTGAGGTATGGAATAGAGTTCGCAGCCGTTTCTGATACCGGTTTTGACCTTGCCACCACAGCTCACAGACCGCGTTCAAAAACCGCAGCCCAATCCCAGCCCCTTGCCACTCTGGCAAAATCACCAAGCGGCAGGCACGTGCTTCTATCATTCCTTGTCGGGTCGATAACGCTACATGCGCGACCGGCTCACCATTGACCAAGCCGATATAGTTGGTCGCGGCAATCATATGCGGCATTTTTAGATAATGATGCGGCTCAAACAGCTGCCAATACCGCCAATCTGTCTGCCGGATTTCAAGCTCAATGCTGGGTCTTGGCCTTTGCCACCTCCCGCTAAACTGGCCGGTACTGGTATCAAACACCCAGTCCGGTTGAATCCAGTCCAGCACATCATAATGACAAGTGAGTAACACCGCTTGGCCAGTGGTGCGCCGCCATGCCTTTGCAAAGGCATTTGCACCAATACAGGCAATCTGACGGTCGACCACTGAGCTAAATTCATCAATGATCAGTTGCGCTGGGGCTTCACAGACAGCACGGGCAAGGTCAGCGCGGAATTGCTCACCGTTGCTTAACACATGGTGGGGGCGTAACCACGTCGGCACACTACCCAGACCGACCGCAGATAATGCGGCAGGCACTTGGTCAAATGGCGCATCAGGGCAGATAGCATCAATAATCGGTTGGTCTTTTGGCCAGCGTGGTGCATACGGTTTGACCCGTGGCCAAATATGCTGGCCGAGGGTGGTTTTGCCTGTGCCACTTGCACCGACAATCACCCCAATCTGCCAGTCTTGTCCCTCGAGTGGTAGGTCAGCCTGAATAGATACATTTGCGCCTGATTCCACGTTGAATAGGCTTTTGACCCGAGCAGCTCTGTAGCTATCAAAATCAGTGCATCGATGTTCGACATTGATCTTCATAGCACCACCACCTTCAGCTTGAAGCCTTGCGCTTTAAGCTGTTGATACAAGTGCTGCTGCTGGGCTTCATCCGTGCACTGGATGATTAAGCCCCATTTGGGGCGGTACACAAAGCCGTTTTTGGCGGGTGCAGGTTTATTGGGTTGCTCCATGATTAGATCCCATGCGTTGCTCTGGGCAATCTGCTGGGGCGTTCTTGACGCTCAAGATATTTAGGCTCTTACAGCGTGGACATTTAATCTCAAGCCGTAGGTAGCCACTGGTTTTGGCTAAAAGTTTGTCACATGACCGACATTTAATCAGCTCCATCATTCCATCCTGTGCAAAAGCATTTCATTTCTGATAGCCTCGCGCTGCTGTGTACACGGCGGCGGGGCTTGCTTGCGACAGGCGACACTGTCAAAAGGGGCGGCTGATTTGTTCCCGCAAATCAGCCGTCACCCCGTCCTAATCAATAGCAGCCTCTAGGCTGCCACCCATCCCAATCATCGGGGTTGTTTTCAACACCCCAGCCGACGCACCGTCACCATGCCGGAATAAATCAGGGTCTTTAACATCCTTTCGGCGTGCTTTGGCAATCATTGGCACGCCGTCCTGATCTTCGACAGCACGGTGGTCATTCATCAAGTTTTCATCACGCGGCAACTGGATCGCACCATCCTCAAATGCCTGTACATACTTTGGCATCCACGTCCCATACCATGCCCGATTCAATTTAATCTGATGCACAAAGTGTGCGCCAAATTCATCAGCGGTATATTCTGCGATGGTTTCACCTGAGCCGGTCGCATCAAACGCCACACCCGCAAAATTGGGCAGCTTGCGTAAGGTATGCCAGATAATCTGCTCTTGCTGCCGAGTCGGCACTTTGTGCATTTCCAGCACAAACGGTGCAATCCGGTGCAAAATACTGCTGATCTGAAACGGCATAAAAAAGCTAAAGTCACGATGACGCGCAAAGTCATGCCCAGCCACATGTCGGCGCATTTTATCCAGCATCGACAGCACAGGGTCAAGTTCGCGCTCTATCCATTCAGCCACCCAAGCCCGCCGCTCAGACTCTGGCCGTTGGGTAAAGTCATCATCGAAGGTCAGCCGCAGGACAGGCCGTACATCACGCATGGCCTGTTCAATCCAAACGCTGGGGATTCTGACCCCGTTGCCGTCGCGTGGAATTGCGTCCAGCTCCTCCCGCATGGCGGCTTTGCGCACGCCATAGCCGTTGCGAATCCGTGCATACCATTTTTTCTTATCGGCAGCGGTGGGTGTTTTGCCCCGCATCAACTGCGCCCGCTCATACAAGCCATTTTTTACTGCATCATCAAAAGTCACC